CATAACTATTTTTCTTTGTTCTCATAATTTAGCTTTTTAAATAACCTAGACCTCTTGTTCTCCACAAGAAATCCAGTAATAGGATTATAGGGATAGTTCCAAAAGTCCCACGGCATTGGTGGTATATCTGCTCTGCCCCTAGTTTCCTTCTTTTCCATATTATTGATTTTGCAGTACTATATTCCTAAAATTGATTTAGCGCCATCTAAAGTGCAATCTCCCAGTAAAGCTTCAACTGTATTATCTGTTAATATTCCATAAGCATTGTCCCTTGTAATGGTTACATCCAACACATCGTCTATTCTGTAGCTTTGATCTCCCACGTAAGTAACGACATTCATCAAAGGACTTAGGACTTTTAATATAGCCAATTGCTCTTCCTGAGTTGTATTCCTTAGCAACTCTTTTGCTCTTTCTATTTCTTTATTTTCCATATTATATGTTATCAAAATTGTATTTATCTCCTTCTATCTGTATCCAGTTTAAACGGTCTGTTTTGATCGTTCTATAACCATTGGCGTTCATATCCCATACAACTAGGTTGTGGGCCTTACGCCTATCGTATTGCAGTCCTACGCCCTTTAGGTCTTTCTGTACGCCTACTCGGCAGGACATCGTACGTTCACTTCCATCAGCCTTTGTAAAGTTAGCTGAAAAGATTTTGCCTGTCGATACTAGGCTGTCGATAATTTCAAATATAATTTTCTCCATTTTATTTATTTACTATTGTGTTCCTTATTCCTTCGTAGTGTTCCTCTAAAGCTATTGCGATTTTATGAAATACCATTGGATAATACTCCAGTAAAACATCTGCAATCTCAGCATCAGTAGCTATAAAAAACTCATCTGAATCTACATCTATTTTTTTCACCTTAGTTTAGCTTAGATATTATTTCATCGTAAGTTTTGCTAGCCTCATCAGCTGAAATGTCATTAAGCATAGAAGCCAATAATACTGACATAATTTGTTTACGCTCATACTCTGGCAAATTCACTAGAATTGTACAGATAGTTTTTAGTTCGTTTCTCATAATGTTTCCTTTTTAGTGTTTAACTATGCGCAAGATAGTACTTTTTTTGCAACTGCCAAATAAAATATAAAAAAAATCCCCTAGTGACTACCTAGAGGACTTCTTCTCAGTTTAACGACTGACGTAAGGATTCGTATTGTTCGACAAATACCCTACAAATATAAATAAAATAATTGAAATAAAAAAACCCCCAGAAAGGTTTAGAAACTGGAGGTATTTATAATTAACAATTATATGAAACAATAACAATTCAAATATATATATAATATATGAATATACCAAAATTTTTATCACCTTATTACATACATCCCCTTTGGATTCGTTCTAAGTAACAGATACTCAATAGCGTATCTCATTGAATCAACACCGTGATTATAAGCATCTCTAGGCTTTACGCCTCTAATATCCCATACATAGTTGTTAAATTCTTTGACTAGGTTTTCGCCATCTAGGTTTATATTATAGTCCTGCATAAGAGCTATCCCTGCTAGGATTGATCCTTTCTTCTTTACTGTTGGCGTTACATTAAGGCCTCTAGAATTAAGCTCCGCAATAAGTCTAGGCTCTGAGCTGTCGCATACGATCAGTTGCTTCCCAGCGTGGCGGTTACACAACTCATATATATTAGAGGTCACTAGGCCCTTCTTATAGAACATCTCCTTCACCCAAATAATCTTTCTTTGCTTATCTATAGAAACCTTAGTAAGTACGCTCTCATCCCTGCTAAATCCAATGTCTAGGCCATAGCAAGTAAGCTGCATCTCTTCGTTAAACCTACCCATCTGCCAGTCATCAAACACAACGCCTTCTGCTTTCTGTAGCCATCCTCCTAGTATCTGGTGCTTATATTTATCTGGCCTGCGTATCTTCATATCCTCTACCTGCTTCACAAACGACTCCGATAGATTCTCGATGTTATCCCTGTAATCTGTATGTATGTAGGTTACGTTGTCCTGTGTACCGTTGAAACCATCTGGAATACCTCTATTCTGAAAGAACCTTTGGTATATCCAATGCTCCTTTGTAGTTGGGTTTAGGATTAACAGCACTCGGTTCCTGACTCCCTTAGCTCGTATGGAATAGTCAATCTTATCGAAGCTCTCCTCGTCCAGAAGCTCTTCAGCCTCGTCCAATACAAAAGTATTGATACCACTAATAGATTTTAGTTTGGCGGTCTGATCTCCAGAGGCTGTCTTAATACCTGAGAAGTATATAAAGCTTTCGGTGTGCTTATTCTTTATGTCATTCTTTGTGACGGTGAAGCTATCCTGTGCGCCCATCATCTCAATCTTATCATTAAATTCAGGGATAATAGACATAGAAGCAGAACTCATAGTATACCGAGTAAATAATATACCGTTACCTTCTTCATATGTTAGTAGATTAAGAAAAAGGGTTGCTGCATATGACTTACCAGAACCCCTCCCACCTGTAATTACAAAGTATCTACTATCGCTGTTAAAAAGGGATTGATATTTAGGATGAAGCTGAATCGAATTTGTCATTAAACTTTCTTTTGTTTAGTATGTAATGTAAAGTTCCTGAAGAAGATATATTAAAATGTTCCATAGTTAATTTACTGACCTTGCCGTTATTATTGTGAAAATCAACAACCTCATCTCTGTTGTATTTTATAGTTTTCTTTGTGGCTTTATTGGCGTGACGAATTCTTTCTTCAGCAGGTCTGTCCATAACATTATCCCTGTTAGTGCCTATCGCTATATTATCTATAGAATTGTTTCTCTTATCGCCATCTAAATGACGAACTACTATACCCTTAGAATATACAGCTTCCCCATACTTTTGGTAAGCCTGAAGCCTATGAGTATATATTACTGGTCTTTTTCCATTAAACTTAAGTGTTACTCTTTGATATCCAGAACTATCTAAGCTGCCTATAGCCTTATTCTTAGCGTTTAGAAGAATACCATCATTAGTAACTTTATATCCTTTTTCTATAGCTAACTTCTCGTTATAACTATACTTTATTTTGTTGTGTGTGTTCATCTTCCTTTGGTTTTAGTTCCGTCACTAGCCTCTCTAGTGTTTCAATCTTTTCTAGGCATAGAACTACTATCATCTCCAGTCGTTCTATTTTGTTCTTCATTTCTATTAGCTTCGATTCTTTCATTCTGTGGTGTTATATCTATTGTTTTAGGTTGTGCGAAATCTATTACAGGTATGTTGACCTTTGTGTTAACATCTATCTGTTGCATCTCTTTTGGCTTACCGTATCTATAATTCATAAGGTAATCCCAATGCTTTGACGAACCTCCTTTAGCTAACTTAGCCACCTCGATCCACATCTTCTCTTCGCTACCAAACGTCTTCTTTAGTGCAGAAAGGGTAAGCCTGTTCATATCCTTATCAGCTACCTTTCTAGGCCTACCCTGTCCTCTGGAGACACCTTTTACTGCACCATTATTCTTTCTACCGTCTACCTTCTTTGGTTTATCTTCTGCCATTACTGTTCGAATATTAGCATTAAAAATAATATCATTCCTCCAAATACATAAAACATATCTATTCTTCTATTAGGTTAATTTCCTCTACAAATTGCTTAGCCTGAGTTAAACTCTGTCTCTTTGATACAAGGCTCTTCAGGTGTTGTAGCTTTACATTAGCCTTTATGTACTTTTCCTTATGTCTACCTGAATCATTCAGCTCTTTATTGGCCTTTTCAACTAAGGCTTTAAGCTTTACATTCTCACTTAGTAAATTAAGGTAACTATCTTTTTCAGCCCTACGTTTTTTTAGCTCTTCCTTTATAGGCTTTATTTGATTTGATACTTCTGTATATACATTTAAGTATACCTTATCATTCCAGACCTCAAAGTTTGAGAACACATTATTTAGTGAATGCAAAACCGTTGCGTGATTCTGTCCTAATGTTGCCGCTATGTCGGACAAACTTAAGTTGCTAAATTCCCTACATAAACCGTAGTATAATGATCTAGCATAAACGGCTTCAGGTGTCCTGATGTGCTTTCCGTTTTCACGCCTCTCATCTAAATTTATTTGTAATTCTTGCTCTACTCTATTCCTGATCTCCTCTGTTAACATATAATAGTTTTTTATAATCTTTATAAGCTTCTGCTATCCCTTGACAGCATTCGTAATGTTCTATTTCCTCGTAATACCTTCTTAGCGTTGCTAAGTCTTCCTCTTCTAATATTCCAGTCGTTAGTGATATTAGGATGTCCTGATAACACTCATCTTTATTAGTGTAAATCATAATATATCTTCTACATAAAATGGCTCAAAGTCTGTATCTCCTTCAGATATTTTCCTGTAATTATGTATTCCCTGCTCTACTATTTCTTTCCCAGATAAGTAGAATGATTCGGATACGCTAAAGAAACCAAAGTCACCTGTCGATTTATCTACAGCTATAAATACAAAATTGTCATATGTAATGTTAAATAGACTACAGTAGATATATACCTGAGCTGCATAACCAAATTTTCTGGCGTCACTCTTAAACCACTTCAGGTTCTGGCAGGTCTTAAGGTCGGCAATGTAACCGTCCCCTAGTATATCCGCTTTGGCCCTAAAGCAAAGACCGTCTATGTATCCTACGGCAGGAACTTCAGGTGTAGACTTCTCCAGTATATCGCCAATCTTTGAACAAGACAGGAACATATCAGCAATCTCCTCAACCTTATCTTTATCCTTCTGTAGGAATACTCTTCCGTGTTCAGATAAAGCTTCCTTCCATACATTACCTGCTCGTTTAGGTACATCAAGGAACACCTGCTTAGCGTATACATCTGGCTCTAGTACGTACCAATGGAATAGCGAGCCGAAATCAAACGCTGACTTATGCTCACTTTCACCATCAATACTACTGATATACTTTAGTGGGTCTTTCGATAAAAGCTTTATTGAAGAAGATGACAAACTGTTCTTCCCCATATAACCAAAGTAAAATGGGTCGTCCTTCATCTTTTCCAGAAGTTCACTCTCTCTCCAAGCCTTACCATCTAAAGTAAATATCATATTCTATTCTTTATTTCTTTCTTCATTTCTAGAAGGGTATCTATAGTATTCCTCCTCCTCTAACCATTTATGGTATACCCTAGCTTCTTCACCTAGTATATCCTCAAACTGTATTTTCTCAAACTCTCTTTTTGTTGCTCCCATCTTAAATGTTTTTTATTAGATACTTAATTATTAGTTCTACCTTCTTGAGTATAAACGAAAGTGGATACTCGATAGAAACATAGAGTATCATAAGAACAGTCTCTATGATGTAAAAAAACAAGAGCAAAACTATTGCCATTGCTAACTTAAGCGGTTTAAGAATTGTTAATAATATCTTCATAATGTTTTCCTTTGCATCAAAGATAAACAAAATTTTGATATAACCAAATTATTTTTTCGGAGTGAAGTTATCTTTCCAAACGGTTTGACATACTGCATAACGCTGATCCCTGTCAGGGTACTCACTTATGAGTTTGGCGTTGTTCATACATCTACGGTTAAAATCTTTCTGCTCTTCGTACTTCTTAGGTTGCATCTTAATTGGCATCGTTTATTAGTTTTAATAGTTTCTCGCAATATAGCGTGGCATCCATCATTTCTTCCTGTAAATGTCTGATAAATGCTATTGTGTCTTCTTTAGATTCTTCTAAGGTTGTTCCGTACTTATCTATACCAACCTTACTTCTGTTATTGTACTTTCTTATTACGTTCTGTACAATCATATCCTTCTCTTCCCTTCTTATAGGCGAAGTAGAGGATGCATTCTCAAAGTACTTTGTTACTGAGTCACTCATAGTTTTTCTGCTTTAGTTACTGATAAAAACCCAACCTCCTTTGGAACCCTAGTAGAGTCATAGAAGTGGGTTGTCTTGTTTAGCTTCATAGATTGCCATCTAGGTCTAAACATCTTTAGGTTAAATCTAAACACACCCTCTGGTGTAGAATTGATATACATAGGTATCTCAAAAGTACCCTTACAATATTCCATAACGGCCTTATGCTTCTTCTTCTCAATCATCAGCTTAGGGTAGTGCTTCTTTCTACACTTAAGCTCTATTATGTGATTGGCTGAAGGTGAATAGCAATCCCACCTACTGGTAGGGTCTTTGGCCTTAACTAGGTCAGGATAATAGTTATCCTTTAGATAGTTAAATAAATCTTCTTCTTTCCAGTCTCTCATCTGTATTTTCTATAAACCTTCTCTAGCTTCTTTATCACGCTGTTCACCAAACAAGGAGCGCAATTAGTGCCTTTGAAATTATCGTTAAATACCCTATTGTATATAACCACAAGCTGTTTCTGCTCTTCTGCTTTGATGGTGGGCCTAGACTTACTAAACCATTCGGATAGATAGTTGTACTCATCTTCCGTCAAACAATTAGGCTTCTCGTAGGGAAACATACGATTGAGAACGGATTTGCGCTGGTCGCAGCCACAGTCTTCACCTAAGATGAATCTAGCTACCTTAGCTACTCCAGTCTTCTCTAATACCTTCTCTACGGTGTCTCCTAGACCCTTACTTTCTTTTTCCTGTTTAGCCTTCCACTCTCGGTAGGCTTTAGTGCGTTTATCGCCATTAAATACTTCCATATTATTTTCTAGTTTCTAAATACTCTTTCCACTCTTTTTCAAACGCAGCCCTAACTTTATTCTTTCCGTTCTTAAGCGTACCGAATATAGAGCTTAAACTTATCCTAGTCACAGATGATATGGCCCTCATACTAAGCTGCTTCTTAAAATGTATTTCCCACATCTTCTTATCATACCAGTACCAACTATTCACCATTTCCTCTATACCACCCACTAGATTCTCATACATATCTTCTTCTTCATATAGGTGTATATTATTATCAGCACTTACAGTTCCTTCGTTAACATCAGAGTCCACCTTCCATTTATGAACCTTAGATAAGTACAGATTCCTTAGCGTTACATAAACGTAAAAACTATTAAGTTCCTTTTCGTTATACATAATTCTGTCAGGGTCATCAATATACTTAACTAATCTAACATACATTGACTGTACGATCTCATTAGCCTCTTCGAAGTTGCACCCAAACGACATAGCCATATGTACCCACTCTGGATGCTTTGCACCTAACCTATCAATTAATCGCTCCACCAATGAAAAGATATTCCAAATATTCCTACGAATACTTGTATTAAATACTCAGGAGAAAGGTCTTCTGGATGCGGATCATCATCAGGAAGCATATGCGTATCCCAGTAATTAACTCCGAAAGTTATTCCGTAAATAGGAAATAGCTTAACTATCATATTATATTATTTTTTTTACTGTTGCAACAATTCTAGGGTTCTCTTTATCAATACCTCCAAACAATGAAGTAATCTTTATCACCGTATCTGTATCGTCAGTCTCAATACAACCTGTCTCAACTAGCGCATCCTGAAAGAACTTGTCAGCCACAGCTATTACATTCATTAAGTCCCTTTTCCTTTTATCAGGAGCATAGTAGATATAATCTATTTCGATTTGTCCTAAAATAGAAAAGTCGAGGTTTCCCCCGACTTGCTCTTTAAACTTCTTCTTTATGTTGTTACTTACCTGATAGTGCCAGTTACGGTACTGGTTAAGATTAAGATACCTCTTCTTCTTACCAGATTTGATCCAGATCGGTAACGTTACTTTTATGTCCTGTACGTAATTCATCTACTTTAGTGAATGGCGTCTTGCCATTGAAATAATACCTTTGCTCCTTCATACTAAATGTTATCTCGTTTATCTCCTGTGGAATACCGACTAATTTCTGTTTCTTAATCTTCTGTGACCCAAAGGTAACTAAAGTCGAGCTAAATTCCAAAGCCCTATCTGGTCGCCATATAAACATCACATTGTCAGCCTTATCAGCAAAAGTACCTCCACCCTTTATTCTATTGACGTCAGGCTTAATATAACGACCTTCATCAGTCTTTGTTGGCGTAACCTGATGCGCCACTAAATGTACTGATATTTTCTGATCTAAGGCAAAACGCTTTAGCTCTGACATAAACCTAGAGATGTATAAATCCTCTCTTTCGCCAGAACGTAACTTATGCTGAATCGTATTGTATGGGTCAATGATTAAACTCCTGATACCTTTAGCTTTTACTAGATATTTTGCTCTTTCGAATATACTGCTTAGCTCAAAGTTCTTCTTAGGGTAAATGATATAGAAATGCTTATTCACAAAATCCATAGCCTCCTTATACTCCTTTTTACTCATCTGTACATTCTTGTGATGAGGGTCTGCTGAACGACCAACATACATCTCAATAATATCGTTAAAGAAGTCATTGATGGGCATATTCTCTGGGCTAAATACAGCAAACTTCCATCCATCCATAGCAGCCTTAAGGGTCGCCAATTGATTAAGGAATAATGTCTTTCCTTCATTCTGATAGCCTGTCCAAATATTCACCTCACCATTTCTCCACGTCCACGCCTTATCAACCTCTGGAATATAGGTTGTAGTTCCTCTCTCCTGACCATTGTGAAATCCATCGATCATAGATTCAGCTACATCATCTACACAAAAAACACCCTCTATCTTAGGGCTAGAAGATATTTTAAGGCGTTTCTGGAGACTTTCTACTCCTTCGGCTACTAGAACCTCATTTGCATCCTTAAACGGCTTTAAATCGACTAATAAGCATTTCTCTGCTCCAAACCGTCTAACCAACTCTTCCTGTAGGTTTCTACCGTTCTCATCTTCATCGGTAGCAATGTATATTCTTTTAGCTTCTTCAAACACATCATAGCAGTTGCTTATGCACTCTAGCTTCTTATCCACATTTTTATCATTACTGTTTGGCGCACCCATATTAACAGATGTGTGTGACTCAATTCCTGTAACCTCCCAAGACATAGAATCCATTTCGCCTTCACAAATAACAATAGTATCAGCTCCTTTACAACGATCATAATTGTAGATTACCGGTTCAGCATCTTTTGACTGTGTAAAGAACTTATTGTTTAATCCTCTAGTTTTATAATTAACAATCCTACCATTCTTAAAATAAGGCAATAGAATGTTCTTGTTATCCTTTGTAGACACTATTTTGTTAGCATCAATAACTTCGTTTGTTATACCCCGATCTAAAAGAAACTTTCTACCCTCTGCGGTAAGTTTTTTCATATTCTTTTTTTCTGGCGATGTGTAAGATTTTATACTCATAATCTTCTCCTGTGTTTTGTTTACACTACCAGTCCAACCACATTTATGGCAATTAAATACTCCTTTCGCCTGATTAACAGATAAGCATCTGTCTCTAAAATTCTCTTTGCCTAACTTTACGCAATTAGGGCATTGAACTTTTTGGTCGCTGTTAGTGTTGTGTTTAATATCTATTCCTAAGTCTATAAAATTCTCCATTATGTATAATATTATTATATATATTATTATATATTATATATTTATTATATATACTATATACTATGATATGACAATTTGACAGCTGGAGAAACGTAAATTCTACGATCTTTTCCATACCGTCCTGTCGAGTTTGTTACCCTTTTGATAAGCTCCTTTTCTTCTAGCTTATTAAGAACCCTGTACAACGTTCTTTCGTGAATCCCTAGAGATGTCGAAAGGTGTTCTGTTGAAGCATAGCAGTAATCCTTCTTCGTTAGAGAGGCTAGGTATGATAGTACAGTAGATTCGTTTAAGGTCAAATCTCTACTGGTTATACCCTTCTTAATTGTTACAAATTTAGTTTTACTCATTTTAAAGCGTTTTAAGCGTAGTTTAAGGGGCAAGGTATCCTTACCCCTTACTACAAGGTTAAACTAGAAAGGGAGACCGTCTCCTGCCTTTACAGGGGCATTATTTGCATTATCATCCTGCTGATCTTTGTTAGCCTGATAATCGTTGACCCAAACGCTGTGAGTTTTACCCCACTCATTTGTTTCACGCAGTTTACCTACAGTTAGGCGAACATACTGCTCTCCATTGTACTCATAGAAGTGTGGCTCTAGTTGGCTTTTCTTCAATGAAATGTTCACGTAGTACTCTCCGCTTTGCGTTCCGTTTCCTACGTAGTTTCTGGGTTTCTGTGTTACTTCACTCATAATATAAAAAAATAAAGGTTAAAATTAGTTAGTTAATAGTTTCTCTACTGCAGCACTTACTTTGTACCGAGTCTTTACTTCATTCATACTGAATCCCTCCTGTAGAGCTTTCTTGACTCTATTGAAGGCTTCTGTATTCGCTACTAAGCTAGGTAGACTAGCAGGTGTGTTAGTAGTCGTATTAGACGCATTTGCGTTTGATTTACCGTGAGTATTTGTAGCATCAGCATCCTTAGTGTCATCAATTAGGAATAAACCGTTTAGAGCATACTTACGAGCGTAAGAACTGCTACTTCCAAACGACTGAGCTATGTCCATTCCTTTACGGTTAGGATCAATACCTGCCTGCGCCTTAACTAGCACGCTGTTCTCGCCATCAGATACTGTAGCTGTTGCTTCCACATAGGTTAGGTTACCTACAGATAATACCTCATCACTAATAGTTAGGTTTAACTTAGCTTTGAGTAGTAGAGGCTTTACGGCCTCTAAAATGTCCTCACAACTACGGTAGTTATACTTACCGAAATTGTTCCTTTGATTCTTTGGTGCTTTCAGACTCCCCTGAATGTTCACCAGTTTCTCTTGTAACTTCATAAGGCAAATATATACTAAAGTTTTCCAACTGCCAAATAGTATACAAAAAAAAGAGCCAGTAACTAAACCGACTCTTTCTAAAAGGAGAACAAACAAAGGATTTGTTATTAAACACTACAAATATACGTTAGATGTGCGCAAATAAATACATATAATTGTAATTATTTTTGGTATTTCTACTCTTTCTTATCTGTTCATAAAACTCTTTGGCGTAATCTTCTACATTCATATAGTATGAATTATCTTTTTTTAGTTGCAATAGAGGCTCTAAAGATGTAGAACTTTCTATTTAGAAATCTAGTCATTACTTGTGTTTATTGTTACCCATTACTTTCTCAAACCCTCTGCTTCCAAAGTAGCCCATAAAGACTATCTGTAGAAGAGATTTAACTGTATCTAGGCCCTCTAATTGATAGGCCCATCCAAAAACAAAGGCAACGGTTAAGAACGCCAAAGTTAAAGGTCTCACATTAGAAGACAGCCAACTTCCGCTGCGTGCGTCAGCAACCCAACGTCTAGTTATTCCATCAAATTCGTGAATCTCCTGCTCTAGTTTTTTGAGAGCAATTCTTTTATCATCTTCGGACATTTCAGAACCACCAATAAGAGTCCTAACCACATTCCCAATGGGAGTATCGTCAGCAAGAGAACCAACAACGGATGGAATCTTCTCAAGCAAGAATTTACCAACGTTTGTATCTTTGAATTTCTTTTTTTCACTCATTTAGTGTATTTCCTGCGGTTTTAGTAAACCCAATAAACGTCTGGGTCTTTTTCTGGATCGTTGTCGGTATGAATAAACGTCTTTGCGATACCGAATCTATTAAAGCCTGCAACCTGTAAGGACTTAATAATAGCACCCCTGCTTCTTGAGTCGGTACAGTGTATGTCGACTGCGTAGCCGTAGCAGTGGGAACTATCTCTACTTCCGCCAACATAGGCATTGTGTTCTTTTGTTCTGAACCCTGAGTTAATCTTAAAAGGAATCCCAGCAATAGCACGAGCATCGTCAAGCATTTGTAGGGTTGAGTTTTGCATCTTTTTACCACTGCCAGTTTCATCTGGCGAATCAAATTCAGATATTTCAAAATGTAACATATTTATTTTTTTAGTATCGACTTAAAGGCTTCACTACCTGCCGAAATTATTTCTTTCTGCAAGGTAATCATTTGTGCCTCATAAGCATCCTTTTGTTCTACTAAAGTGTCAATGTGTTTCTGTTGGCTTTCTACTTTGCTTTGCAATTTGTTTACCTCGTCAGGGTTTCGCCCAATGATAGCGTAGATTACAACTGAAAGACTACCTACTATCATTCCGACAATAGACACAATAATATCCTTGTTTTCTTTAGGAATAGAATTGTTAGCTAGGTACAACAGTAATAAAATTACCAGTATAAATATACCTGCAGCTCCCGAATAATGTATTAAGTCTTTCTTTTTCATTTTATCTCTCTGTAGATTTTAGTTATTGTATATGCTATTGTTAAGACCAAGACAACGGTCTGCAATATGGGGTTAATTTCTGTTAAGCTAAATGCTAACGCTCCTATATTCAATCCGTATATCTTTAAGTTTTCCATTATCCTATGTCGGTTTGTTTTATCGCAAACTGGGCATCTATTTCGCCTTGTGTTAAAGCCTTATCATATACCTTAATATCTGACATCTGACCATTGAAATAATTTCTTACATTTCTTATCTCATAGCCTATCCCAAGTGGAGCTATAAGGCTGTCTTGGAAAGTTGTAACAGACGCGCTAGTTGAACCTCTTTCTACACTATTTATATATATTGTCAAATCGGTTCCATCCGAAGTAACTACTATGTGCTGCCATTGGTTAGCAGACAATGTTGTCGTAGAATTAACGCTGCTTGTGCTTCCACTTTCAGTTCTTAAACCTGCTTCTATTTTAGCATCATCTCTTAGTTCAATATACATTCCACCCTTTCCAATCGTACCCGTAGGGTATGTGGTTAAAATGGTATATCTAGTGCTTACCGAATCGGGATTAATCCATAATGCCCAAGATTGGATTGGGCGTCCTTTAAAACTTATAGCGTTAAATCTATCGTTAACACCATCAAAATCAAAGTATCCGTTAGAGTTCCAACTAACATCTCCTGACTTTGTAAAGTTATTCCCATTAGGATAATCGTTCTTAGTGAAGTTGAAGTTTTGGCGTACTTGGTCTTGGGTTAGGGCTGAACCGTATATTCTGAATTGCCCTATTTTACCACCGAAACCAGCTAGAGCTGTTGCCGTATATCCATTTGCTCCACCTATATTCAAAGCACCTGTATCTGTTGTATCGGTAGTGCCTACACTACCAATTGCTGTAGATTTATCTTCTCCATTAACGTATATTTTTTTATTTCCGCTACCATCTATTGATAAAACAACGTGTTCCCATTTCCCTGTGGACAAACCCGATGTACCTGTTTTGACACCGCCCCCAGAAACGTAATTGTAGTAGTAATATCCATTCGAAGGATTGTAAATAAAGAAGTAGTTAGTGCTTCCTCCTGTACCTTTGCTTATTATAGTATCTTCTGTTGTACCATCTCTATTCACCCAAACTTCAAATGATATATCTGTACTAGAATTAAAGGCTACATCGTGAGGTACGGAAACAGAATCATTACTTCCATCAAAATCTAACCAATTGCCTAATTCACTATCAAATACAGCACCGCTAATTGTTCCGTTACTACCAGTTAAAGCAGTCCAAGTACTCGGTGTATTACTGTATCCGCTTTCTCCTTTTTCAGGGAAGCTGTCAGCATCTAAATGTAATTCTAAATCTGTATCGTCTATTAAATCGGTTTCGTTAGTGCTTTTAGCTACTGCGTAGTAAATATGTTGTTGGCCACTTGTATTAAAAGATGAGCCATTAAAAGTAAACCCATCTCTGTTAAATGTTATTCCACTAGAAGAAGTTGCTTCTGCACCACTAGTATTAGCGTAAAGGTAGTCATTCTTATCAGAATCAGTACTTCTTTTGTTATCTATAATAGTCCAACCTGCACCACTAGATGAAGACCTCTTAGTTAAAATAAAAGCAGGTTCAAAACCAGTATAAACTTTATTCCCTGCTGCACCAGTACCAGTAAAACTACCTACTTTACTTACACCTCTTTTAGAAGCGAAGCAGTAGGCTATAAAATCACTTCCTGAATCATTAGCAGTACTGGCTTGACCATTATATATTTCAAATACATTAGATGTTGGTGTAACATCGTCAAAATATGCTCTATCTCCTAAAGCAGTAGTGTCATCTAACTTTAAAGTATTGCTCCACCCAATACCATCAGTTCCTACAACCCAACTTTTAGCAGCATCAATATTTTTGTATATTATTAATTCGGGAGCTACACCTAAACCGTGAGGTACTTTGTTATTTGAATCTCCTGTACCTGTAAATAAAACCGTACTAAAACCTAACTTTGTATTCGCAGATATTTTTTTAGGATATAAAGTAGCATCTGTTATAGAATAAGATGTTTTTAATTCCCCATCAATAGATACACTATTGTCCGACATAGTGCCATTAGTTAGCGTGTTAGTTGCAGTAGGCGCACCACCTGCTTTAAAGCACCAAGCAACGTATTTTTCCACGCCATAAATATTTGCATTTACGGCATCACTATTGCCTACGTTAAAGCCATCAGGCAAAAATCCATTTAACTCATTTGTTGGTGTAGTCTCCGCAAATGTACCAGAGCTATAAATAACTTTCCCTGCCCCCCTTAATGTATCAAATAATCTATGGTCTCTTAGTCCTCCATAAGATGGCGCATATCTTTTAATCCATACAAGGTCAGGGGCAAAACCTACGCCTGTAATATCTCTATCTGTTGAGCCGTCTCCGTCCCATATAATAGTATTAAAATGTTCTGATACATTAGTAGCAGGTGTATATTCGTGGTTAGTTATATCAACCCATTCTGAACCATCTCCATCGTAACTATCTACATCATTGGCATCTAAATGAAGTATTAAGCCCTCTTCTTGATTTCCAGTTCCACCACCACCGTTACCACCACCACCGTTACCTGCTGCGGCTACTTCTGTATCTATAAGTCTTTCGTTAATCGCCATATAAGGGATTTAGAAGTTAATATCGTACTTCAATATAGAAGCCTTTGTAGTGAGTGCGTTAATCTCACCTTCTTTAGTTGTTACGCTTGTTCTAATCCCACTTCGCTCCGTTACCACACTAGCAGGGATGGCAGTATCATTTTCAGCCTTTCTAATGGCATACCAGTCGGTAGAAGCTAGTTTATCATAGGCGAGTTTTTTAAGTTCGTCTATGCGCTTTGTTTTTAGTTCCGCTACTGTTTCCGAAATAGTCTTATTCTTCTTGTCGTAAACGAACACTTCCCTAGTAGCACTTGCATCTTCAGGCGTAGGACTAGGATAAGCGTTATCAAAGTGTAGGTTATAAATAACTTCTGTTACTGAATCGTATGTTGGTGTAATAACGTCAAAGAATCCGTATTCTTCTAGCTTAGCTGTAGGTAGGTTTCTTCCACCTCCTAATATTAATTTTGAACCTGCCTTAAATGATTGTGGAATCTGTGAGTACTTTACTACTTTTCCTGCTTCTAATCTTGCTTTCATTATGATGCTACTTGTGAAATTGTTAAAATAAAGCTATTCGCTGCGATACATTGCGCTTGGATATAGTTTACCGCTCCTGCCGTTGCTGAATAAGTTCCGTTTAGTGTTACGGATGTGTTAGTAGTTGAGTCAAAAGCTAAGGAAGATGTTCCTCCTGAATCTGTTACGACAATTGTTTTTACCTGCCCTATCTCTGCGTTTGTAAATTCTAATTCAACCGCTATAGAAGAAGTGAATGTAAATACGGCTGCCGAACTAAAATCTATATCTAAATCTGCTGCCGCTGTTAACGCACTAGAGGTGGTAAATTCTCCCGCTAGTTTATCGTAGTCAATAACATCATTTGCTATTGTTAAAGCCGTTGAGCCTGTAACATCTCCTGTATGGGTTGCGTTGGTTACTGCAGAAGCATTCAGCACACCGTTGGTAGCGGTAATTCCAGTTCCTGCCACAGCAGACATAACATCTGCAATAGATTCTTTCCTAGATACGTTACCAGCACTAGCATCTATAATACCAATACTATCGTTAGCTACGTTTACTGTGGCTGCCGCAAGGTTGTTTAGGTCTAATGTTAGTGTTGCATCTCCATCATTTACACCTCCAGCTAAACCAGAATCTGATGCTGTATTGATGTCTGTGATGTCGGCAGCTACGTTTAGATCAATAGACCCATCTGTATCATCATAAGTTACCGTTACGTTTGTTTGAGTACCTCCTGCAAACATAGCGCCTACAGTATCCTCAATCTTCTCAGTAATGTGAGTATCAAAACTAGTTGCTGGTACTGTTTCGGTATCAGTTAAGTTCTCAGCGTCAGTATCGCCATAGATTTCAGCGAACATCTTTCGTACTTTGCGAAATGCTGCTCTTAATACATCACCGTCATTTGCGTTATCCGCACTTCCGATATTGATGTTTTGTTGATTTGTTGCCATATTAGTTTAATCTATTTGTTATGCTATCTATAAATATATTAGCGTTATCAATTAATAATGTTATCGCTAATGTTGCTAAGGCTGCTGCCTTATTGAATCCTATATGAATATAGGAAACTATCTCCCCCCAACTAGTCGTTTCGTATATTTTTCCCCAGCTCATATTTTTCCTTTCTAATATAACTAGAAAGCTTTACTTCGTTCTTTTGTTTTGGTTTATATTGACCAGTTTTTTTTCTCTTTCTCAAAGATTCCATCCATTAAACGTTACTTCTTTATCTGGGTATATTTCCTCGTTATTATTGCTAAAGTATTCGGGGAATTTACTTCCAGCATTGAAACTCATATAGTCGATAAATCTGTTAGTGTAATAGTCGGCATAATCCCTTTCTTTGGCGATTAACTGATCTATCTCGCTTTTACCAGCTATTTGACTGCTTTCACTACTATGTTTATGTACACCGCCATTAGATATAGTGTACGCTGCAAATGGTAGATATTCCGCCATAGCATAGTGAATAAGCATATCCTGAATATAGTCATTAACTAGAGTTAGGTAATCCCCAGTCAAAGTGTTTGCAATTATATCTGCGCTAATCTTATCGTAAAGATCACTACCTAAATAATTTCTAATGTGTATCTCCTGAGCTAGCTTTATGAAATGTATAAATTTATCTGTATCTACATTCCCACTTAGCGCAGTATTTTTAACTAAATCGTCTCTTTTTATAAAAAGTGCTGTAGCCATTATCCTTCTGTTTCTTCGTTAATCTCCTCTTCTCTTTGTACCTGTGATGGCTTTACACCAGTTTCCTTCTCAACCTCAGCATCGGTTAGCGCATTAGTTAGATCAGTAAATTCTAAAGGCTGTAGGGTCTGGAAGTATAGGTCTAAATCAATCTCATTGTAGTCTAGTATTTTCTCTAGACAGTCTATGATAGTAACCTGCATAGGACGGATAACTGTATTATCCATAAGTAAGGATGCAGTCTCTAATTCCTGAGCGTTATTACCTAATCCAGAGTTATCCTTTATCCCTACTAACATTGGCGATACAATACGGTGAGACACCATTACCTTCTTCATACTTTCATCCGAAAGGAACTGGTACTGTTGGTGAGCATCGTTTAGTGTTACAGGTTCTATAGACGCTGCTAATTCTTTACTATCGTTGAACGCCAAAATAAATCTACCTGCATTAGATGTCCCTGAGAACTTCTCATAGATGGCCCTTTCTATATCATCTCTCTGCTCCTTTGACGGCGTACCGTTATTGAAGTTAATCAACATACTAGGCTGTAAACCGTTCTGTATATTGTTTATATGATAGTTGGCGATCTCTTCTTCTAGTTCAGCATACTGCAACCCTCCCTGATAATCTACAGGAGAATAGTAATAAAATCCAGCTTTATATGGGCGAATGTACATAATCTCTATTCCATCCTTAGATGTTCCGAAAGCAGATATACGCTTAGGCTTCTCATCTCTTTGCATCTCCTGCCAGTTTGGGTGATAGAAATAAGCCTGTACATTACCTAATGTTGCTTTCTCAGCCCTAAGTGTTTCAATCGGAATATGCTCTACCTGTACGATTCTAGAGTGGTCTTTACTGTATATAACCTGTAAGGCTGCCTGACCCATCATCTTATAGTCATAGCAAACCTTTTTCATACAGTCCTTTTGGAATAGCTCACGCATTGCAGCATAAGCCTCTGGACTCTCTTCGCTATTAGTGGCCTCTAAGCCTCTTCCGTATATCATCTCTGAAATACCGTTGACGGCAGCATTGTTTGTTGGCGATCCGTTATACCTATCTATTAGGTACTGGAAATAATTGTTATCTTCACCATACTCTATCCATTCATTCCTAGCATTCTCTATTACTGGAGGTGCTGTGTACGAGGACATTCTTAGTACGTGAACAGAAGTCTGGTTCTGGTCTTTCTTATTTTCTTCCATTATAATATTACAAAGTCATTATCGTATCCTGTTTGAGATACATATTCATCTTTATTGATAAAGAACTTATCTAAGTCCGTTTGGTCTGTGCAGAAGATTAAGCCTCTATAAAGCTCATCAGAGCCTTCCTTTACTCTAAATGAGTATTGACTACCTTCCTTAAGGGAAAAGCTAGCAGAAAGCACCATAAAGCTTCCGTCAGTAGTTTTAGTTACAGATATAGTCTCTGTAGTTCTTTTGGTTTTATCAGTCAGGGTAAATAATGGACTATCAGTATCCCTTCTAGGTATAATCCTTAATGACTGAGTGTTCGTTGAAGTCGTTAATATGTGCATAGACAAATAACTAAAAACGTATATTCTGTTCTAAAGATACAAAAAAAGGGCGTACAAATGCACACCCTTTTCTTATAAAATCAACTAATACTATACAGCGGTTGGGGCGCCAATAGTTACAGCCGTTTGATCTAAAGTGCCCATTTCACTTACTGGGAATTTAGCTTCAGTAACGTCAACCTCAACAAAGTTTGGTGGAGAAACTTCCTGAGCAGTAAAGGTTAGGTTGTAACCGTTAAAGTCTCCTAGAGCGTTTCCAGTAGAAACAGTACCAGCAGTTACGTCAGCACCATTCTCCTTACCCATTAAGAATACATTGTCATTCTGGTCAACAACAAAGACGTGAGGTCTTCCTGCGGCCAATAATTTCAATTCTTTATTGTCTTCCTTAGTTAGTTTCTTTAAGGTTACGTTTAGAGTCTGCTCATAAAATACAGTACCATTCTCACGAGATGCGTTAATGGTAGTTTCAAATGAGTTGTTCCCTTTAACCTCATATGTGAATAGAGTTAGTTCGTTAGAGCTACCTCCAGTCATATCGGTCACTTCGTCATTAGTCAACGTTACCGTCCCTAATGTACCAAAGTCTGCGAAATATATTTTTTTGATTCCTGCTACCGTGTCTTTACACGCTTCAGCACGAGATCTAGTTAAATTACAAGCCATAGTTTTTTTTGTTTAATGAAAAAAGGGTAGGTAGGCTCTATGCTCACCCACCCTTTGTTCTGAATTATTGTTTATTCTTAGTTAGCTGTGTTTGGAATACCGTATGTTACGATATCTTCAACGTTAGCGTACTGTACACCTGCTGTAAATCGCATAACGATACGAGCATTTTGACTTCCGTCTAGGTCAGCCATATCTAGCAATTTAACTTCGTTGTGGTCAGCGATTAAGCCTGTTCCGAAGAATAAGTTAGATTTAGTAGTGGCGATAGCGTCATTGCTTGCTAATCCGTTAGCAACAAAGATTTTTACACCATCGATTTCTAATCCACCGTTCTGGTACCACATTGTACCTTGTCCACCAATACCGTTAGCTCCGATAGAACCTACGTTTTCATCTGCTGCTGCATTTTGTACTGCTGCAAATCCTCCTAGCGCTCTAATGTAAGCTCTAGCGATGTTCTGAGAAACGTAGATGTAAAGGTCTTCAGCTCCGTATAAAGCGTCTGGAATAGCGTCAACGATTTTCCCTAATTCTGCAATAACGTTAGAAGATGTGATAGTAGCTCCTGCAACTTCTTGTGCAGCAGGTAGGTCAGCGTCAGCAGCTAACAAAGTAGAGAATCCATCGAATTGTCCATTTGTAGCAGTTGATCCAGCCCAGATAGACTTCTCAGTACGCTCTGCTACTTTAGCGGCAATGTGTCCTAAGATAAAGTCAGCAAAGCTAGGTGGTACATTGTGATAAGCAGAGTAGCCCATCTGTACAGCTTCCCAGTCAGAAGCAAAGTCTTTCTTACAGATTTGTAAGTTTACTTGCTGCTCTTCAGGAGTAAGGATTTTCTCAGTTAAAGTCAAAGTAGATGTAGCGTCAAAGTCACAAGATGCGTCTTTTACGATGTCATCAACAGATACTTTCTTTAGCACCTCTTTGAATTTAACGTTTGGTTTGATTGTAATACCACCTTTTGCAAGGGTATTAGCTTCTAGTAAAGCTGCAGCAACGTATTGTCCTGCAAATTCACCAGCATAAGTTGTTGTAATTGAAGTAGTTGTAGCCATTATTGGTTAGTTTTGATTGTTTAATCGGTTAAATACTCTGTCTAATGTGTTTTGTGATCTCTGCATTCCGAAGTTGTAGACTGGTTTCTTTTCGGTAGCAGCTTCTGGGGTGTGGTTAATTGCTTCAGCAGCAGGCTCAGCAGAAAGTTTTTCCATCTTAGAAGATAATTCCTCTAATTCTTTCTTGTAACCCATCTCTGTATCTAAAGCTCCCATAACTTCAGCTAACTTAGCTTCCATCTCAGCAATTTTAGATTCAAACGCTTCCACAGTAACATAACCCTCTTCTAGTTGAGTTTCTTCTGTTTCGAGTTCAGCTTCTTCAGATAATTCTTCAGTAGCCTCTTCTACAGATTCTTCAACTTCAGCAGCAGCCTCCACCTCTTCGGTAGGAGTTTCTTCTGTTACAGCTTCTAATTCAGTAGTCTCTTCGACCACTTTGTTTTCGTCTGTAATAGAGGACAGCTTCTGCAAGATTTCATTTAGAATGGTTGTTGCTTTTGGACTGTTCATTTTACGAATAATTTTAGATAGTAATGATTAATGTGTTGTGTGTTCGATTTTTACTTATGCCTTTTGCTGAATAACAAACCATTCAGTTCCGTTTCCCCAGACCTTTATACCTTCATACGCTCTGTTTAGGTCAAATGCGCTGTTTGATCCATCTAGTGTTTGAGAACCAAATGGACTAAGGTTGGCGTGTGTTGCGTTAGTAAACGTAGAGTCTGTAATTATTCTCTTGCATCTATTTAGGTTTTTAGCTAAAGTTACATCTGGTAGCGTAAGTGTGGCCGTTCCATTTCCGCCAATCCAACTAAGGACTATCAGCTCAGACTCATCATAAGCTGCATCTCCTAAATCGTAGGTTCCGCCATCGGTTACAGATAAGGTTGTTGGCTCTAGATGATTAACAACGTAGTGTTGCACATCTGATAGTGTTGTTTTCTTTGTCTCCGAAGACTGAACTATAGGTAGCTCTTCAGTACCTACAATGTTTATAGCGGTTACCGCTGTTAGTTCTGATATTTTGGAATTTGCCATTATAAAGTTATTTTATCGTTATTTTCTTGTAGTATAAAGTCTCCGTTTTCTAGTAGTAGGTACGAATCACCATTTGGTGGTGGGTCTACAGGTGTAGATACTGACGAGCCAGTTATACTACCTATTCCCTGCGCCTGTAAACTTCCATCACAACATTTTGATGAGTATGTTTTGCCGTCAGCACAAAGGCATCCTCTCTTACCTCCCCTTCTACTGGTTCTGCTATATGTGTATTTTCTTCTATTTCTCATTCTCTATTGAGTTGATTTTAGATTCAGACCAACTCAGGGCTGATTTTCCTCCCCACGCATCGTACATTAGTTTACCACACCCGTCAGAATAGCCCTTAGAAGCCTTTAGATCGCCTTTATGACGTGAAAGGTAGCTATACATTCTTTTGATGGTAGAAGCGCTTATAGCCTCTCTATTAGCCAGCTGGGACGCTCTGCGTTTTCCTACAGAGGTTCCACAGCTTCCCCAACCGTTCTCTTCCGCCCATTTTAAGGCTCTTTTAGCGTTATTTGATACAGAGTCTGGGTAATCACTATACGAGGCTAGATTAAGCATCTTAGATTCTAGTGCATCAGAAATCTCCTCTAATAACGATATAGCTTCTGGGCTATTTAGCTCATCGTCCTGACTCATCTCAACTCGATCAGTAAAGTAGCCCTCAATAGAAAATCCAGATACTCGACCTGTTTTAACGTAATCTTCCCATACCTCATCATTGTTTACCTTCATAGATACCATCCACGTACCTACTGGTAAATCCATTCCATACTTTCTGGACTTATCGTGCGTTTCATCTTCTATAATCCAAGACTCTACTACAGATAATCCGTGAAGGTCTGCCTGATGTTCTAAGGTGGATTTGTTCTGGTTGCCTCGCATTAAAAATAGTTCTGACGCTTGACGAACGGTATCGTCCGAGAAGAATATGTAATACTCTCCCTCTTCATTTTGGCGATAGATGTTCTTGTTTGGGATCAAAGCTGCGCCCATAAGTATTCGCTTCTCTTCGTCAACTTTCGCTAGCTCTACCTTCTCTTCCTTAGACAAGGCGATAAAGTTTTCTTCGATTGCTGGGCGGTCTACTATACTTATAGCCTCTATTCCTGAAAGCATTGCTTCCTCATCAATAATTAATTCTATTATTCTCATATTCCTGCTGTGTTTACTGTGTTTCTGTCAAATTCTTGCTGATTAGTTATATCTTTACCTACAACATATGCTTTTATTGGATCTTTTGTTTGCCCTGCTACTGTTTGCGCCAACTGATCTACGGAAGATGTGCCAACAACATTGAAGTTGGGTGCTTGTACCGAAGGGCTAGAACCTCCCGAAGTGGTTCCAGACGGATCAACTGCAAGTATAGCTTTTACGTTAGCTAAACCATTAGCTACCGCTGCTGCTGCTGCGATAGTACCTCTTACTGGTGAGGATGCTGTGGCTATAGGACTAAATTGAGACTCAAATGCTTTATTAGCAGAAAGATATGTAGATATCAATGCGCCAGATACAGCTAGAGCCTTACCTGCTTTAGTGTCTTCTCCAGCCAACCTAGAGAATGCATTCATAGCGTCACCCACAACCTTAAATCCTTGTACTTGAGCATTTTCTTCAGCTTGCGCTATCTTCCGTCTATCTGTAGAATTTTTAATACTGACTTTAGTGTATTCTGAATCTAGTTTTGCTCTATTAGTTAAAGCATCAGCAAACCCAACCTCTAGCCTCGACCTTTCTTCCTCTCCTAAGTCCTCCGAATTCAACTTAATTGCAATTGATAGTATATTCTGATCGGCTGCCACAATTAAACCTGCAATTCTTTCTTTTTCAGCGTCAGTCTGTTTTATAGTTAAATCCAACTGCTCTCTAGCAAAAGTAAGACTATTCGGATCAGTAAGTTCTAACAAAGCTAATTGCTGCTTCTGGTCATTCAAACTTCTAAGAATATTTACCTGAGATTCCCTTTCAGACATAATATCTTCCGTTCTTTCTCTTCCTAATTGTTTTAGCTTAGTATTCGTATCAGCTTCTATCTGAACCTTAACTTTCGCAGCATCCTTATCTATAGTTCTAACCTCTCTACGGTATGTGGAATTTGCTTCTTTAAGTAGGTCGTTATACTTTTTATCTATCGCAAGGGCTTTTTCTCCATTCTTATCATCTTCCGCCACTTTATCTAAATCCCTCTTCCTATTCTCGTTTGACTGAGCTATGTAGTTTTTTAACCTTAACTTCTCCTTATCTTTGAAGTTTTTGACCTGTAAATTCAAATCGGTCAAGTTATTCTGCCTTTGCATTTCTATCTTCTCCTCCTCAGTCATTAAGGTGGTGTCTATAGATTTTTGCCTGTACTTTTCCTCTAATTTTTCTAGGTCATTGAAAGCCTCCTTAAATAATCTATATCTTCTCCTATTAGATGCTCCTAGACCGTTTTCTTTATCTTTTCCAAATAACCCAACTTCTTTTAACTTAGCTAATAGTATATCTATATCCTTTTCAAGATCTTTGTTGTCATCGCCTATGGATTTTGCTGCTCCTGAAATTGCTCCTGCTGCTAAACCAACTCCACTTCCTAGTCCAATAAAAGCACCAGATAAAGCGTCCCAAGTGACAAGGTTCTCACTTATAGTTTCTGTAGAATTAAGAAATTTACTCTTATACTTATCTTGTATTGCTGATAGAAGAGCCTGTGACTCAGCTTGCCTCTGTAAATTAATTATGTATTCGTCAATAACTGCATTTTGAGCCTCAGTAAGTCCTGTATTTTCGTCAATAACTATATTTAGATCTTCAAATTCACTTTTAACCCTAGATATAGCTACTCTTCTTTGCTCATCAGAAACGTTCGAGTCATTAATAAAACTGATGTATGTTTCTAAAGCACCGATCTGCGAACCATATGTCTCTGTAGCATCATTAAGGGCTTTTCTTACTGCGGTCACTTCAGCTAACCAATTTTGAAATGCTTTAGTTATCTTCGGTAAGAAACTCAACAACAGCTGAACCCCGATTATAACTCCGTTTAAACCAAGGAAAGACTGCTTTAGTTGCTTAACAGCTCCTCCTAATCCCTCTTTATTGGTTCTAGCAAATTCCTGACCTAATTCAATCAAACGACCTAAGTTGTTCGCTATACCCTGAATACCATAAGCCGCATCTGAAGCAACACGACCTGTCTCAATCAATATTGCATTACTAAGACCAGATTGCGCTCTGTTTGACTGAATCCCCTTTCCTAGCTTTTTTGTAGACATCTCATATACAGCAGCAATCTTACCTGCGTTCTGCATTTCGTAGTTTAGCTTCTTCTGCTGTGCAGTAGCTAATTTTTGCTCACCCCTTAATGATGCTTGCTCAAATTTATTTTTATTGCTTTGCTTCGCTAGTACTCCGAATGATTTACTAAGGCTATCAGTACCCTTTTTTAGATCGTTAACCCTAGCTTTAGCCTCGCCAGACTCAACATTTATGCTAATTAATATTTCTTGCGCCATAGTAAGTACGTTTTAGTGTTTGTTTAAGTTCCTTTGCGTCTTTAACCGCTTTATACTTGCCTTTGGCAATGTCTATATTTTCTGACACCCCGTACCAATCATCTGTATTGAGTAATTCTAGTATATTTTTTATCATTCTACGATTTCTTCTGCATTAAGGTTTATCAGTTCTAATGTTGACTTACCTGTGGTTAAATTTGTAGTTATAGAATTAATGCGATACACCACATCTTGTATCTTAAGTTGGTCATTAAGTTTGTAATGAATTAAGAAACTAGGCGGTAGGTACGCCTCAAACTTAAATATTCTTTTAGATGGGTCAAATATACTCTTAATGTAATTTCTATAATATTTGGCGAATAAAGAATTACCTGTATATCCATCGTCTACCGCAGTCCATTCATCTACTTCTGCCCCAAAGTTTATGCTATGATCGGCTAGGGAAGAAACCGTGCTGTCTTCATTTCTGTTTGAAGCCCTCCAATACGCAGTATAACGACCTGTTGCATTAGAGTTTGGGTTGCTGTAATTAAAGGGATTTGCCGAAGCATCCACTTTGAGTCCGTAGAATAGTAATGGAGGCATCTTTGTGGAAGTGTACCCTCCTTTTGGAGGTTTAATGTCGTTTAGGTTAGAATAGTCTGCGTTTTGTGGTGAAAAATCACCCCCTGCTGCAAAACCCCATTGGATGTTAGTTCCAGATATTTTTTCATATTTCAACTTGCCAAAAGGTAATTCAACTTCGTACTTTTTACCTGTAAATAAAGTTGGATATAAATCCTGAACTTCTAGCACTGAATCACCAAAAGTCTTTCCAAATAAGTTTGTGTGATTTTCTATCAGTAATGTGTCAGCCTCTTTGAACTTAAACTGTATTTCTGAAAAAGGTAAAGAGGTATTCACTGCGTGACTAGAAACATCTATATACTTACTAACGTCAATTATTCCTTTAGATTGATTGTTCACAGCATCAGCATAGTATTCATCTAGTGTTACTACTTTTATTACAGGCTTTCCTTGATTATTTGGTGGATCGTATTCAGGGTCATTTTCATCATCAATATAATAGGCTGTTAGGTTAAACATCTTAAACATTCCTGTCAAGAAGTCTAAAATCTTCATATCAGGAAGATGCTCCCTTACCGATAAAGTTGCGATTGATGTAGATATAAAATTACCAAATTCCCCTACAGCCATATAAACATCTCTAACCAACCCTCCGAACGCAGGTTCAAGCACCTCAAAGCTCACTTCGGTTCCAGCCATAGGGTTCCTTGACGAAACCTCTAATTCATAGACTAAGTCTGGATCACCTTCGGTTCTAGGGGTAAATAAATAGTCTCCCTCTATATCATTACTTCCACTTACACTAAAAACAACTTCTCCCGTACTTTTATCTATTAGCTTTATAGAGTAATCATCTCCTTGATGTATAAGTGAGGCACTACCTTTTATCCTTATATTATAGTGTTGTTGATTGACATAAGAACCTGTTTCTTGACCTATTCTTAATTCAGAACCAGACACCGTAAACCAAGGAATGTCCGCATTATCTTGAGCGTGGTCAGCATATTGTTCTATGATCTTTTTATAAGCGTATTCGTTAGACCCTTCTTCACCGAAAATATTACCACTTGAGTTACTTAACCATAGGTATAAATTGGATATAGCTTCATTGTGTTTAGAAAAGAAGTCTTTAGTGCCTGCGGAGTCGTTAGGTATTAGTGTTATTCCGTACTTCCCCTCTATCGCCTTTATGATATGATATACCTTTATAGCAGGTTTCAAATCGTGATTAGTAACGCCTCTTTTGTAGTATCTATCTTCGTCACCCGTAATGTCAAGAGGTCTATATAGATTTCCTTCAAAGTTAGAGTTACTGTTATTAGCTAATGCGCTATCATAGAATAACCTTTTTTTAGATGTTATTAATGGGTATATTAAAGCGGAAGCGTCACCATCTATCTCCAGTCCATCTCCAACTAAAAACGCACCAACATCACTAAATGAATATTCGTGATTGAATGATTGGAAGTCTAAGGAGATTAGTTTATCATCGCCAAATATATCAGTCAATGATACTGTATTTCCAAAGAATGTTACATTGTATGTGTGAGCAACGTTATTCTTCATATTGACGCCATTCAAAAAGACTTTACCTTTCTTAAATAGAATGCTGTTTATAAATATTTTAGCTTCGTGACGAACCCTTCCATCGAATCCTCCATCTATATTAAAGTTATAAAAGTGCTTAAATATTTTATTGTTCTCCGCAGACGCAGGAAGCTGAAAAGACTGACTGTAGTCTGTAAATACTTTGCTTAAATCTTTGGCGTCCTGTATCGAGGATGTTATCTCAATAGTCTCATCCTTAAATAAGTCTAGCCGTTGATCTTCTATATATATTTGTACTTCCCTCATTAACGAATGCTTTGTATAAATTCAGAATCCATCTCAAATTGTAATTCGTAATTGATTAACTTGTCGTTTCTGCTAGTTTTGAAGTCTAGTGAGCTAGTCACAACACTTATAGGTATAGCAAGGTCGTAACCTGAGTTTGTAGGACTAAGTCGATTCTTGTCGTGTATATAAACATACTCAGAAACCAACAACTGTTTCATAACTTCATTGTAGCTTTCGTCTATAAATCCAGTATTCATAGTCAAAGCCTCTCTGCCCTGATTCTCTAAGTATACTCTCTGATGATCGGATATATTATACGAAGCTCCGTTCGGGCCAATAGACAGGGTGTTTTTCTTGTAATTTTCTCTTTGTGACGAGATACTGTCTTTACGCTTAGCAAAGAACCAAATATCTTGCATAACGCCATACTTGTTAATGAAAGACACTTTATAAGGAACGTTCTTACACTCGTCAATACATTTTATCTGTATAGTTTTCAATGAACCATCAGCCGTTGTGTATTCTATACTATCCGCATCTAGATCTACTTCAGAAGAGTTAGTCGAATCGTTAGAATCACCCGCTATACTAGCTGTCTTATCTATCTTTATTACGTTTCCAGACGGATTAAGTCTAACTTGTTGCGCTATAGAGTATCTATTAGCACTACCTGTAACTACTTTGGACGCTTCTACATTGTCTGCTACATACGTAACATCCGTAACTCCGTCAGCTCCCCTAGTGTAGAACGGTACGGTTAATGGATATCCGCAATAATTATGTATAACATCATTGGAGATCATTAAATCCTTAGATAGTGGAGGATTTATACCATCCTTTAACTCACCATAACCTCTAAAAGCAATGCCCTCTTTCTCATAAAAGTCAGTAGTATCATCATCATACGTTCTAGTAACCCTCCAATGAACCCACTTAGTTTGTACTAAAGAGTCGTAATCACCATTAAATTCTATTGTAACGTAATCTTTGATAAGCTCAGATATCTCAAAAGATATAGCTTTATCTTCTCCTATTGCTGTTTTAGTAAGCGTATAGTTGGGCGTAAGGGGGCGTGAATCTTTCGTACCCCCATAAACGGTTAGTTCTAATTTAGCTTTAGTTAATTCTGCCATTTGTGTGTTGTGTTAATCCTCACTATATAAAGTTATGTACTGGTCATCTATCGCAGGTACTAGATTGAATACTCTGTTGTTTTGCTCCCTTCCTGCGTTATCTACACTCTTTATTCTCATAGTTGAGTTTGTTAGGTGGTTAGTTTCCAATGTAAGGTCACTCTCGGCTGTACCTGTAGTATTTATTGTAAAAATTTGCTCTGACTCGAATCCACTCCAATAAACCCATTGACCTTGCCCTAACGTGTGATTTAAACCCTCTTGGAATAGTCTGGAAACTAAGTTTATATTTCCTCCTCCAGAAGGAATATTTCTGTATGTAGTGAACGCCTCATCATTCGTTCTAGTTGCGTCTGTTACAGTTTCTATAGTGTGTTTAGAGAACCAAATCTTATAAACACTATTACCTGAGTTAGATAGTGATCTCTGTTTAAGTTTTATTACATTTTGAGTCAAATTTATGTCACTGGCAGGTCTATACACGACAGTGTGTCTACTGTCATCCCAGTCTACTAACTCTGCACTGTTGAGGTGTTTTGCATATTCCTTTATGACAGGTTCTAAATTTGGTGTATAATCACCGAACACAAAAGTCTTAAACTTATACTTATCTGGAAATGTTAGCCAACTTGCGTCAACACCGTTAAGTTGATTAACAACTCCCGAAAGAACCTCTGGGCCAGTGTGACCCGAACCAATAGTCATTACAAAAACACTACTTTGTCCACTATCTTCAGTCGCAATAACCTCATCAGCAGCACAGTTTAAAGTAAACCTAGTAGAAGAGTCTAAGTTGAATATAGGGAAAAATAGCTCTAGTACAAGCTTTTCTCCATAAGTGTCTATATCAGATTGTGTTGAGGTATATGTTAATGTTTGAGAATTTCCATTTGGATGTGATGCTATTGTTGTGTACGAAGGTGTAGAAGTTCCTACTGCGTCCAACCAAGTATCATTCGAATTTACCCATCCTGCCATAAAAGTGTATGAGGCTGGCATATTGCCTTCCAGACCTATTTTAGCGTAGAAAGGGACGGTTATTTTTGAGAAATCAACATCATAGTCCCCTATCTGTTTCCCTGATATAGGTATCTCATACCTTTGTATACCAACAACAACTCCAATAACCTTAGTGCCTCCACAATCTAATGTATATGTAGTAACTGTTGGTTCTGTAGGCTCTACAAAAGGTTCTTCACCACCTCCAGTATCTCCACTACCATCACTATCATCACCTGTTTCTATAGGTTCTGGTGGTTCTTCACCGCCTAATGATACAGCTTTAGTCACATTTATGAAGTATGGACTTCTTACGTTAATTTTCTTTAATTCTTCTTCTGACGCCATTATACGAATTTTATTGTTTTACCCTTGAGATCAAAGCCTGCCTCCTTTAGAATATCCTCCACACTCTCTTTTACATCCTCCACTACAGGAGCAACTACCTTTAGGTCTTTTAGCTGCTCTTGCATTGCCTCCTGAATGAATGGGGTTGGCCTTGTTCCGAATTGGCTTATTGACCTTGTCATCACCTTTGCTAAACTTCTGGCTGCCGCTCTTTCCGTTATTGGGCTTCCCTGTCTTCCTGATATGTCTCTGTAATTTACTGGTTTTGCTAGTATCCAATCTGCTAATTTTTCTTCTGAAACTCTTTTAACTCCTCCTTTATCTACATCTAGTAGGTAATCTTCACCTACAATCTCTATAATGCCACCAGTTCTGTCGATCACCCCTAAAGACTGATAAGACTTACCCGTTGAGTATATCGAAGATTTTTCTTCTCTATCTTGTCTAGGTTCTAATATCTTCTTCTTTAGCAAGGCCACTAGCTTCTTAGCATAGCTTTCCATATAGGCCTCGACATTCTTAGTTCTTATGGACATTCGCTTCCGTCTGCATTAATTAACGCCATATCATTATTTGGCATATTAATATTAACTGTCATTGACCATCCTGTTACTTTGTTTTCGAATCTATCTTCAAATAATTGTGCAGTAGGGTTGCCTTCAATCTCAAAATTGGCGTCATACATACCTCCTCTACGTAAAGAAGATTGCACCCCGTTTACAACATTAAGTAACGAATTGTGTATATCGTGCGTATTGTCTAATCCTAAATGAGGATCAACCTTATCTAGTTTATTATCTTTATCATCATCAACAATATCCATAACTATAATATTCAACGATACCGTCATAATGTATTCCTGAAAAGTAATAGATGATATTCCGATGTGCGCCAATGGAAATATAGACTGTTTAGATAAATCCACATCTAATAGATCGCCAAAGGTAACTGTACTGATAAGATCACTCCCGTTTAGGTAGGAGAAAAGTTTATCGATTAAGTTGTAGTATGTTTTCATTGGTTATGTTGTTTTCGTATCATTTTAGCTTCTAGTTCGTTTTTCTCTTTCTCAAAAGTTAGGAATGTTAGGCATTGGTGGAGGGAGAGTGACGTAATTTCATCAAATCTCCTGACATCTCCTTGAGCAAGCGCATAGATACTTTGATACCATCCCCACTTTTTTCCAAAGCCGTCCTCACTTGTGACGTTATATCCTGCCTCTGAAGTGTTTTCTCCATAAAGCTCAGGGTAGTCGCTGATAGTTCGATCCCTAAATTGTAAAAAAAAAGCGTACAACTCATAACTACACTAAGTGGCATTTCCTTCATTAACTCGTTTATCTCGTCACTAGGCTCGTATGGAGCTATAGTGTATTTATCACCCTTCCTAAAGTTCACTGGGCGATACAGTACAGCCATAGCTTTGTGCATATCCTCCCAATTACCAAAGTAATTCTCTGTATCTATATACTCACCTAAAGACATATCATCTAGTTTAGGAATGAATCCCATATCAACATCTAGTAATTTGAAGTGACGTATAAGGTCGTAATCCTTCTCAAAAGCCATTTTAAGCACTCCTAAGAGCTTTTCTATGTCTCGGTAAGGTATCTTATCCACTAGGTCGTATTCTATCCCGCAAAACGCCTCTATAAGCTTCTTATTGATAAACTCCGCATCAGTCACCTCATCTTTACCTTCTATGGCGCCCAAATAAAATTGATACTGCCCTAAGGTAATCTCTTCTAGACTGTCTGGTATAATTAACTTCATTTCTTCCATCGATATATTAACTGGTTTTAAGGTTTGTGTACTGAAGAGTATCTCCAACTGGTTTATTGACATATCTATACATACTGTATATATACATAAAGTATCTATACATACTATATATACTAGTGTATGTATACTGTATACTTGTATACTGTATGTATAATATATATAAACCCTTAGTTATAGTATATATACTATTATATATATATGTGACAAAATGACACTTGGAGATGTATCTATTTTTTGGTGTCATAGTAGTGGCAATATAACTCCCATATTTTGGCATATACTTCCTTAGGCTTATATTTCTTAGGTGAACGTATCTTCATACCGTCCTGATCTATAAATATAGTCATTTCGCCAGTAGGAATGTGATTAGGCCTGTGTTTATTTTCACTAGTATTGATAGAATCCGCTTCCGTCCAGATAATGATGCCGTTTTTTAAGCACCAATTCATACAGGTGTGCATATCATCTCTGAAGTAATCATCATAAATAACTTTCTTATGTCTCTTAGCCATACACCAAAGGTAGGAAATTATCACAACACTGGCAAATCTATCTGTCAGGTGGAAAACATCTTGTGTGTAGAGAGTAGGGTAATAAGGTATACTAAGTTACTTTTCCGTTAGAGTTGCCACCTAAGCCGTTAAAATTGCTCCAGCTATACCAATATACCGCCTAATGTTCAAAAGGCTCTTAAATCGCTTAAAAAGTGCCTTAAAATCGATGTGAGGACGGATCGAGCTACCAATTCAACCTTTTTTAATTCCACTCACAATGATTTACAGTAAGTTACAAAAATATAGCACAAAAAAAAGAGGGCTAAAAAGCCCCCTATAAATTAATATGTTAATCTATAAACTTCATTAATTTTATTTTAAATTGTCTATTTCTTTTAGCGAGTTGATCGCATTGTTATATATTATTTTTGCTTCTTTGTCGCTTATATCGGTTAACATATTAGCAATGAGGCAAGATATGATTTGCTTTTGTTCATATTCTTTTAGCTGTATACATTCCTTTACTATTCTTTGAACTTCTTTCATAACTTAAATTGTTGTTGGTTTATTATTTATATTTATTGTTGTTGTATTATCTCGCCAAAAAATAACGCTACTTTTTAAGGCTTCAGATAGTTCTTTGCGGTGCTGATATTCTCTTTCTCTTTGTACCGGATCTAATAAGCGCAAATAAAACGTTTTAAGGCGTTGCGCTTTGTCTTTTATGGGTTTAATTGGGTTGCTGTTTAAAACGCTGTTAAGATGCTTTATTTTAGCGTTTATTTGTTTTGTGGTTAGTTTCATTTTATATGATGTTTTTTTGTATTAATGTTTCTTTGTACGTCTGTTCGGGATTATCATCTTCAATGCTTTTGTAAAATTGTAGTATTTCTTTCTCGTATTGCTCAAAATTATGCGCCTGTTCGGTGTATCTAAACTGGCTTATCTTTTGGATCATATCGGATAAGCTGAAATGGGCGTCCCTTTGTTTTAACTTTATTTCAATGTAATAGGCAATAAAGTTTCTTTTTTGTATTGGTCGCATATTATATTATTTTATTTTATTTAGTATTTCCTCAATAACTTTACGAGGTATTATAGTTTCCTCTATTTCCTCGCCTTCGCAATGCTCAAAACATTGTGAACAAATTTCGCTCTCAGTGTGCCATAATGAGGCACCGCAACAATTTGATACAATTTCTTTCATATTATTATAAATTTAAGTTAGTGTTAATTACAAAGCCGCTTTGATCTTTCTTTGCTGCACCTTTAGCGCTTAAGCCTAAAATGCTATTCTTTGTGTTAATCATTAAATCATCTGATTTGTCACCGTCTACCACTTTAAAACCTTTGTATTTTACAGGCAAATCACCTAGAAATACTGCACTTACATTGGCGCCTAGCTTTAAAGCTTCCAAAGTTTCATTTTCGTTATCCTCAGCCCTACTGAAGGTCAAAAAGTAATTTTTATGACCAATATACTTTTTTACTTTACCCAATATTTTTGTATAGTCGTAAAATACCGCATTGGTTAAAGTTTCAACATCTAAAGCAGCGTATTTTTTCAGTAAATAAATGAAATCTAGATCGGACGTCCCGTTCAAACGAAAAGCAACTTTTGCACCTGTTTTTAATGCAGTTTTATGTTTTGTTATAATTTCCTTTGCTAATTGTTCTATGAATTTAGCTTTATTAGCCAAAAAGAATTCTGTTTTATTTATACGGCTATTTTTAACACTATTAAAAGAACCTCGACCCGCTGAAAATAAACAGGATGCTGCGCAGCCTTTTGATGCCTTAGGACAGATATTTACTTTCTTACTATTTTGATTATATGGTGAAAGATATAAGATAAAAGTTTTTAGATCGTTTTTCTTTGTTTTGGCGTTGGTATTGCCGTTCGATAATAATTTTTTAGGGATTGTGTACATAATTTATAAATTAGCGTTGATTAATACAGTAGTTAAAAAGATAAAGAATGCACCGAACCCGATCCCTAATTGGATAAGCTCACCCGTTGAAAATAGTTTTTCTTGTTTGTCGTTTTGTGTGTTCATAATAAATATTTGTTTGTTAACGTTGGTACAAATGTAGGTTAATTTTTCCACCTGACAAACAAAATAGCGAAAAAACGCTAGTTTAAAATCATTCTAAATAAGCCTTATATATATATTAAGGATACAAAGAAAATAGCGTAAAAACGCTGAAGTATTATGCACGCATAGTATATAGAAAAAAGAAACCCCCTGAGGTAGGGGGGTATTGAATTCACATTTGACCCTATTGAATTCACAAGGGTATTAAATTCACAAAGGGGTATTAGATTCACAGAGGTAAAAGAAAAATAGACCTAGATTATGTTTATATAATTAAGGATTGTCTGTTACCTAATCACCCCAATGGAATTATATTGCGTTATCCAACTTCTCTATCAAATACCTTATCTCGGATCGCTCCAGCGTAAGGTCAATTGGTTTTGAGTTTGGGTAGGTTAATGAAACTAAGTAGTGATCTTTTCTACTGGTTTCCTTTACATCTATCTTAAAGTCGTTCTGTTGGTTCATAGTTCTAATTTATCTTCTAATTCATACATCCACTTCTTATGCTCTGGTAATGATACGTGGCCATCATCCAGAAGCCCTTCTAGTGTTTTTATATGGTGGGTTACTAGGCTCGATATAAGGGCCATTTCTTTTTCGGTGTAGTAGTTTGCGTATACATTATCGCCATAACT